GATCAATGATGCAGGGATATTTAAGCCCATGCCATTCGATCCAGACTTGCCTATTGTTCAGAATGCGATACGTGGAGCCGGCTCTAAAATCAACGACGTTTCCCGATCTGCTATTCGCTCCCAGATTGGCGTTGGGACAAGCCGGGGATATAGTATTGATCAAATAGTCAGGGGCGTTCCGAAAGATGACTACGCAGGACTCAGGAGCGTTGTGCGCGAAACGTATAAGAATCGTTCCCGGGCGATTGCGAGGACAGAACTTACCAATACTAGAAACGCAACAGCAGCTGCTAGGTATCGTTCTGCCGGGGTCACGCAGGTATTTGTATCAGACGGGGACGAAGATGAATTATGCGCCCCATATGACGGCACAACACAATCAATAGATTGGGCATTGGAAAACACCTACGGGCATCCAAATTGCACAAGGAATATCGCACCGATAGTTTTGGGAGTAACCGAATGACCGACTTAATTTATAAAACCGTAAAATCAGAAGTCAGCACCGTGGATGCAGCTGAAGGCATTGTTGAGGCGTATGTCAACTCAATGGGCGTGGTAGATCACGACGGTGAAATTATTGAGCTGGGAGCCTTTGACCAATCTATTCAGAAGGGTGGGCAATCAGTTGCTTGGTTTCACGATCAGTCTGCTCCAGTTGGCAAGGTCATTGATGCTGCTCCTATACAGCTATCTAATGACGATAATTCGGCGCGACAGCAAGGACGATTGAAGGCTGTCATGCAATTCAATTTGAACACTCAGCGGGGGCGCGAAGCCTTCGCAGACGTGGAGTTTGGGAGCGTCAAGGAGTGGTCGGTAGGATTCCGAGCACTAGAGGACGATCTCGAGCGACTAGATGGTGGCGAAAACGTGCGGGTGATAAAGAACCTCGATTGGGTCGAGGTGTCCCCTGTTCTACGTGGCGCATCTCCAGATACTCAAACGATTACGGCTAAGTCTGCCTCAGACACGACCCCGGGCGAACCGGAAGTTGCCTCTGACACGGAAGTAGAATCGATACGTTTAGGGATCGAAATTGAACGAACTAAACTAGACATTATGGACAATAAATAATGGACAAGGTGAACGAACTTCGCGAAGAAGCGCGTGTTGCACTAGATGCAGCATCCGCAGCTTTGGAAAATGGCGAAGTAGAAGCTGCCCAAAAAGCAAGAGAGGAAGCTGTTTCCAAAGTCGAAACTGCTACTGCTCTTGAAACTGAAAAGGGCAAACTGGAAGTGCTTTCCGGTGACTTCAATGCACCAACAAATACCGTGCCATTGAGTTACGAAGAAGCAAAAATCTATAACCCTGCTGATGAAGGCAAGGACTACCGCAACGACTACAAACCCGCAAACTGGGTCAAGGGTCTACCAGCAGCAGTTCAGCCAACGTGGGTCAGGGAGCAGATGGGCGCGAACCTTAAAGAAGAGGAAAACTTCTATAAGGACACATGGATCAAATGGTTCCGTGACCGATCACCAAATGCTCAGAAGTTCTGGCAACTGGCTGACTCGGATGAACTCAAAGCCATGCAAGAAGGTACAGACAATGAGGGTGGATACTTCGTTCCAGAAGATTTCCGCACTCAGGTAATCCACAACACCGGAGTCCCCGGTGGAGTACATCGTCCTGCTTGTACGGTAATTACTACGTCATTGAAAGATGGCTACCTTCCAACGCTGGCATCCGTTTCATGGGCTGCCATTGCAGAGGAAGCTGCCTACGGTGACAACACGCCAACTGTCGGACAGGTAACTTTCACCATCCGAAAAGCAGGTGGCACGGTGAAGGTATCCAACGAACTTCTTGAAGATTCAGCGGTCAACCTTCCAGCACTACTCTCACAAATCTTTGGTGAGGCACAGGGTCGTTATGAAGATCAGCAATTGATCGAGGGTGATGGCTCCAGTGAGGCAGAGGGACTTAGGACAAGTGCGACTGACGGTACGGACACAGACTCAACATCTGCTGTTTCGATTGCCGACATTATGACTTGGTATTACGACCTTCCTGCACAGTTCCGAGCAAACGCTTCTATCTCGACCACGAGCAGCTTCATGCAGCAGGTAAATACTCTTGACGTTACCTCGTCAAAGGGTTCGCTTACCGCAGCACCATCAGATGCTCTATTGGGTCGCCCGACACTCCTGTTTGACGGGACGGGTTGGGACAACGCAGCAGCGATTGCAACGAATGAAGAAGTCGGCGCAATCGGCGACTTCAGCAACTACTACCTGATAGACAGAATCGGAATGTCAATGCGACGCGACGATTCCATCTATGTCGCAAATGACCAAGTTGGGTTCTTTGCGCGATCACGGTACGACGGGCGAGTTGGCTTGGCTGATGCTTTTAGAATCTTCAAGATTCAATAGGAGTTTTTATGCCACGGTTTAATCAACTCTCAAATCGAATAGGAATCAATGTTGCGTTGGCTCCAGTTAGCAAGACCGCAGGGGCAACAACGTCATCTGCGATTGACCTGACTGGTTACTCAAAAGCAGCATTGGTGGTGACTGTTGGCGTGATAGCTTCCTCTGGAACTGTCGACTGTAAAGTACAGGCTTCGGCAACCAGCGGTGGTTCTTACGCAGACATAACTGGCGCAGCAATAACTCAGATGACGGAAGCTGGCGGGGACTCAGGATCAACGGTAATAGTTGATTTTGAAATTCCCAACGGTAAGCCTCATGTGAAAACTGTGCTTACTAATGCAACGGCAGCAGCGGTGCAAGGTGTCCTAGTTATAGGCGACCAAGACATTCGTAGCTAACAGAAATGGTGGCTCGTCCTCTTTGGACTTGGGGGCGAGTCACCTGATCTGAGAAAGTAGATATGGCAAAAGTAAAAGTGCGATGTATCGAAGCCCGACAGGTGGGCGATGATGTGTATAACGCCACAGGTGAATACACGATGGATGAGGCACGGGCGAAAAAGTACCCAGAACATTTTGAAGTTATTGGAAAAGTAGCAGCCAAGAAACGCAAAGCTGCATCCAATAAAAATGCAGGGGCGACCGAGGACAAATAGCCAATGGCGCAGACGTATCATAATTACGCAAACGTTTATGATTTTCGGAGTTACCTCGGCGGGACAGATCATGTCACTGATTGGGACACGGACGAGGCTCCGATCCTTCGCGTCTTAGAGGCTGCTGCTCAACGCATAGATCAATATGCAGGACGGTCTTTTGGAGCGCGAACAGCAACCCGTTCTTATGACTTAGGAAGCGGAGCGTTGCGTGACGATCAATTACGTCAGGTTGATAACTCTATTTCATATCCCGATTATTGGTCATCGAAGTTATCAGGGGCAGGGATTGTTCCATTAGATGACTGGCTGATTTCCGCAACAACTGTGACTGCGTATCACGACACGGGCAGGTCGGCGAACACTGTCTTGACCGCAGGTATCGGAAACGATTATTTATTAGAGCCTTATAATTCCACGCCAAAGACGATATTGAAGTTGGAAGAAGATACGACGGACAGCCTTTACGGTGGTCAGCAGACGTTGACGATTTTAGGCACATGGGGATGGCAGGACGATAAGACTTCTTTATCAACGGTCGATGCTATCGGCAGCACCAGTTCTACAACCGTATCGGTAGGTTCGGGTTCGGGGACTTATGTCGGCGACACTATCGTTGTAGATTCTGAGCAAATGTATGTAACGGCTGTTTCCGGTAACAACCTAACGGTCATACGTGGCGTTAACGGCACGACAGCAGCCACGCACAGCGGTGGAGCGACTTATTATAGGTATAAATACCCATCCGATGTTGCACAAGCCTCTCTGGACATTTCACGCACGTATTGGCGAAGCCGTGACGTAGGGGTTGCTGCAACTATTGGGTCTGGTGAAATGCAGATAACAAGTCCTCAAAATGAAGAACGGCAAATCCTCAGACGATTGAACCATTATCTGAACCGCAGGGAGACAGCCATATATGTCTGAACTCGGTTTTGAAATAGAGATAAAAGGAAAGCTGTTCGACCCCAGAGCAGATAAAAATTTATTAAAAGCAATAAATCAGGGGCTTACTCGTATGGCATTGGTTTCGGAAGATAGAACCAAAGGTCAATTATGGAAAGGTCATGGGGTCGTGACCGGACATTTGCGACGGTCTATATCAGGGGAATTGGTACGTGATTTGGTTGCCCAGACAGATGCGGGTTTAGTACGTCAGGGAGCGAATGTAATTTATGCCTCATGGATTGAAGGCACAAGTACGCGAAACAGCACCACTCGGTTCAAGGGTTATCGTATGTTTCAGAACGCTCGCAAGCAGCTTGAGAATGAAGAAAAGGACAAGTATTTTGCAGAGCCGATTAGGAACGCTTTGATATGAGCCGAGCAGGTGCAGTAACAACCATCAAGACAATTCTTGCTGCGAATAGTTCCCCGAATTTTCAAGTTGTATTAATTGGTGAGCCGTTGTCGATTCCATCTGGCGACAGGGTATGTGCTGCGTGGTTCACAGGTGAGAGTACAAAAGCCAAAACGCTCAACAAGATAATGGTCACGCAAATCTGGACAGTCCGTTGTTTCTGGCGAGTGCCAGCAGGGGCAAAAGCGCGTGAGAATTTAGAGTTGGAAATATGGAACGCTTGTCGTGCAATTCAATCGGGGTTTTATGGTGACGCTCAATTAGGTGGGAACGTTACTGACTTAGATATTTCACTGGCAGCAGTTGGATGGTCGGAAATCTCGGGGAACACTTTCCGTACGATTTCATTTAACCTAGAATTACAGGACTTGGAGGCTGAGAGCATCGCTCCTTAAATAACATGGCAAAAAAATCAGGACTCGGCAATCAATTTTATTTCGCAGGATATGACCTGTCGGGTGACGTTGGTGCGATCAATTCAATATCCTCTCCTCGTGGAGTTGTCGAGGTCGCCTCAATAAACCAATCTGCACAGGACAGACTACTGACTCACAGTGATGGACTTATAGAGTTCAATTCATTTTTCAACGACGCGTCAAATCAGGAACATGCAGCATTAAAAGGCTTATCAACGTCTGACCAACATGCGATGTTTTTAATGGGTGGCTCGGTTGGCGATGTAGGTGCAGCACTTGTCGGTAAGCAAATCAATTATGATGGCGCGAGAACAGCCGATGGGGGGTTAACGTTCTCTGCATCGGTGCAGGGAAACGCAACGCCTGTTGAATGGGGCGTATCACTTACAACAGGGAAAGCTACAACAGGAGCAGCGTCGTTTGCGACGGTCGATCAAGGCGCATCCTCATCTTCTGGAGCGCAAGCATATGTGCAAGCATTTTCGATTGGTTCTGGAACAGCAACAGCAAAGGTTGAGGATTCCACAAACGGTAGCAGTTGGGACGATTTGATTACATTTACAAATATCACAGGTCGAACAGCGGAAAGAGCAACTGTTTCGGGAACAGTGAATAGATACGTCCGTTGCACAGTCACAGGTTCGATTTCAAGCCTAGTTCTTGCGGTCTTATTTAGGAGAGGCGATGCAGCAGACATTTAGAGCATCAGCACCACCATCTACACATTTCCGTCCTGCCACCTGTGCCGAAGTGGACTGCAATCATTACCTCGGCGGTTGGCAGACAATCCTTGCAGATAATGACAAGGACAATGCCCTTTGGATTCGGTTTCACTCAGGGTTGCATTTTACTGAGTCATATTCCGATGGAACAGTTACATTTACATTCGCGGCGGGGCAACCGTGCTTCCGTCGCAACGAGCATCGTATTAGCTTAGAACGACCCACTATTTTTACCGTCAACAGTGGTCTGGGTTTTTCACGCAAAGAACCAGACCAATGGGTCGATGAGATGGGCGAGCAACTAGAAAAACTGGAAGGCTAGAAATGGCAAAAGAATCTGGACTAGGTATGGCATTAGCCATTGACGATTCGGGTGGCTCCGCAAGGACAATATCGAACGACGTAACAAACTTCGATTTTGCGATTCCGAGGGCTGTTCAAGACGTAACGGGACTTGATAAGTCAGGTATGGAGCGACTTCTGTTGCTCGCTGATTTTTCAATCTCAATAACAGGTGTTTTTAATGATGCGTCAAATATGTCTCACGACATATTCAAGACCGTCAGTTCTACATCTGTCGCACGGACTACAACGATAACAGTCAGTGGTCAGTCATTACCTAATGAGTGTTTCTACACAGACTATTCGTTGAGTCGTGGGGCTGGCGGGGAACTAACGTACTCTGCTCCCGGCGTATTGACGGGCGGTACTGTACCGACTTGGGCATAGAGGAAAGAGGGGAACAATGCCTAGTAAAAAATTTAAGCTTGGCAAAGCAAAACGGGTCGCAAACATAACGTTTGAGGGAACCGACTTCGATGGTTTGGAAGTTCGTTGCGGTCTGGACTTGCCGTTGAAAACGGTTATGAAGATTCAGTCCTTAATGGTTTCCGAGGACGATGCCGAGTCAGTTGAGGCGAATACGATCTGGTGCGATGAAGTTCTTGAATCGTGGAACCTTACGGATGATGAAGGAAAAGAAATCCCGGCAAATAGCGAATCTGCGCTGGCGGTCGCACCTGCACGACTTCTTGCTGCTTTGGTAACAAAGTGGTCAGAGTTTGTATTAGAACCGTCAGCAAATTTAGAGAAGCCGCAGAGCGATACGCCCATCTTGGCGACGTTGGCGAACAGCAGCCAATAGAGTTATCACAGGCGTTAATGATTGACGCATTGTGCCAACGATATAGTTGCCTACCGTCAGACTTGTTAGAGGAGGATGCTTCGATACTGCGGATGGTAAAACTTGTAGAGGCAGCGACACCGAAAAATGGCTAACGAAGTCCGTATAAAAATGACTGCCGATGATCTTGCATCTGGGAAGATCAAGGACGTTGGGAACTCTGCTGAAAGCACAGCAGAAAAATTCAAAAAAATGCGAGGGACATTCCTTGCGATGGGTGCTACTGGTGCAGCAATAACTGGTGTCTTAGGCTTATTCACGAAACAAGCACTTGAGCAGCAAGTTGGAGTTAATTTATTAGACAATGCGTTGAAAAACCTCGGGCTGAGTTACGAGGCTGAAAAAGATGCAATCGAAGAAGTCATTAGTGCTATCCAGTTAAAAACTAATGTCGGGGACGAAGATCAGCGCGAAAGCCTAGCAATGCTGCTCGCCTTGACTGGCGATTACACCAATTCACTGAAGTCCCTTGCGGTAATAGCTGATATGGCGGCAGGGATGGGGATGGAATTTTCTGGTGCTGTGATGAGTGTCGCTAAAGCAATGTCAGGTCAGCCGACTGCATTAAAACGATATGGCATCGAATTAGATAACAACGCAACCATCACCGAAATACTCGCAGCCTTGACTGAGAAGTTTGGCGGTGCAGCCGAAGCTGCTGCAAATCCGATGACTCAGTTAGGCAATCGGACAGGTGACGTTAATCAAGCAATGGGCGATGGGTTATTGCCAATCATGGAAGCTGTTTCAAGTTGGTTAGAGAGATTGTCATTCCACACAGTTGAATTTATAGAAAAAAATAGAACATTAACAACTGTCATAACGATACTTGTCGGAGCGTTTGGAGCTTTGCTGTTCGCGGGTGGAGCCGTGGGGCTTATGATTCCTGCGATTGCATTTTCTTATGGGAAGTTGGCGATAGCAGTAAAGGCGGCAACAGTAGCGAAGGTGTTATTTACTGGAGCGTTATGGGCGAATGTCGCTGCGTGGATTGCGTTCCATGCAGCAACGGGAGGCATCTTCCTTGCGATTGCTGCTGCTATCGCCGGGGTGGTCTTAGGGGCGATATGGCTAGTTAAAAACATCGACAAGGTGCAAGACGCGTTTAGGAATCTTTATAACAGCGCAGTCCCGCATGTGAATAGTGTTGCATCAGCGTTAGTGGATGCTGTCAACATTATGATTCGCGCTAAAAATTTATTGGGCGATAACATAGATGAAATCGTTTACACCGATTTGAAAAAATGGGAAAAGGCGTATGGTGCTGCTGGTGATAGTGCCGAAGAATTATTTGAAATAACTCAAAAGGGATTCAAGAAAACAGCAAAGGTTGTCAAAGAAGAAACAGATGAAATATCCGACATTATCAAAGCGCAGAACGATGCTGCCTTTGAGGATGCTTTGAAATCTGCTGAGAATATCGTCAGCGCGTCAAACGATAGGTATGCGAGATTAAAAACTGCTCGCTGGAAAAATGTAGATGATGAACTGGCAGCAGCGGAAGTCCTAGAAAAAGTCGCAGAAGAAGAAGTAAAAACTGAGCGTGAAATATGGGATGAGAAAAGAGCGTTATTCCAGTGGCAAGCAGATTTTCAGCGGGACTTAAATAGGCAGAAATTAAATGATGCCTTACAAACCGCAGCAGCAGCCGACGCAGCAGAAAAGGCACTTGCAGAAGATAACCTAGCAAAATTCAATCGAATACGCGAAGCTGTAATGCGACTTCCTAATGTCATTTCCTCAAATCTAGGATTGAATATGGGGGGTGCTTCGGGAAGTGGAGTAGCAACAGCAATGGGAGTTTTGAAATCTCATGGCTCTGCTGCTGGATTTGTTAATGGACAACTCACAGCAAAAAGTATTACAGGCAAAGATGTTGTCATCCGTCCTGTGAATGTCTCAGTAAATGTCGAAGGTGATTTATTAGGCGAAGATATGGAAACTAAAATAACCAATGCCATGCAAGACGCAGCACAGAAAGGCGCGTTCATGGACTTTAATCCCGGTGGAGAATCATAAATGGCTACAAATTATCCCACCTCTTTAGATAACACCACGAATCAACCTGTCGCCTCTGCATTATCAGGCGTGGAATTAGACGGTGATGGAAATGCCAACAAGGTTCACAGCACCCTGCACGGGACTCATTCTGAGGCGATTGTTGCGATAGAAACAAAAATCGGGACAGGGGCGAGTACGCCATCTGCCAATAAAGTCCTCAGAGCGACCGGGACAGGGACTTCAGCGTGGGCGCAGGTGGGTTTAACTACTGATGTGACTGGAACGCTCCCTCTGGCGAATGGTGGCACGGGTGCAACGGCACTTACCAACCTCATCACGTTGGGTACTCATACGACAGGGAACTACCTTGCGACATTAGCAAATGCGACCAATGGTGGAACCACGATTGCCAACAGCGGGAGCGAAACGGCAGCAGCGACAGTTGCGTTAAATCTGAATGACTTATCCGCAGGGGTAATGGCTGACGGTGACAGTTTCGCTTTTATTGATTCAGATGACAGCAACGCCACGAAGAAGGAAGCCCTTGCCGATCTGTTAGATACGATTGCAGGGACGGTCGGAACAACAGGGCTAGATAGGTCAGGGGCGACGCTGGTTGTCACCGATCTCCATCCGGTCGGAGTAAGCGGTTCTGCGAATCAACTGCTGACCGATGATGGTGATGGAACGGTTACGTCTGAGTCGAATCTGACGTTTGACGGTTCAACTCTCACAGCGACTGCAAATGTTGCGCTGGCTGATGCCAAGCATTTACAACTTGGCGGTTCCCGAATGGCTACCTCTGAACCTGCTGCAAACCAGACAGGTTATGGAATCGTCATAGGATTTGACAGCGCGGGAAGTGTGGCTCTGGGTGACGCTGTTTTTATCAATACATCAGGGAAAGTTGCACAGGCAAATGCCGTAGTAGGAAGCGTCACAAATCCTGCTATCGGAATTGCTTTAAATGCTGGTGGTTCAGACGGTGACGATGTGTACGTGCTGACTCATGGAGTATGGCGAAATGACTCCGAAGATTTTAGTAGTGCTGTTGGCGCGCCTGTTTATCTGGGAGAAACCGCAGGGGCTATTACAAAGACCGCACCGACAACAGATGGTGACTATGTTCAGAGATTGGGAATTGCTATCTCAGAAGATTGCATGTTGGTAATGCCTAGCATAGATGTAATCGAACACGCATAAGGAAAGTAAATGGCAACTATAACGGGGACGATAACGGAGAACGGTACAGCGGTCGGTGCTGGCTGGAAGCTGGTGTACGGTGACTCCGGTGCTGGCATAAAGACAACAGACAGCAACGGGCAGTTCACATGGGATGACGTAGCGAGCAGCTTCAAGGCTGTGCTTACGTTTGTGATCCTTGATGCATCAGGTAACTCAAGACTCGGTGGATCAGGAACGCTCATCGTTGCGGGTGGTAGCACAATATTTGAGGTTTCCTAAATGCTTGGTATCCCAACCGTAACGATAGGTAGGACTAGCGTTGTAACAGGTTCAGCAACCGTCGCAACGGACGCTGACGGACTTTTAAATAGTGCTACTAATAGCATCACTATGACGGTGGACACATCCATGCTGTCATTTACACCGAGGCACTTATTAGTTCGGCTCAATATAAGGCATAACTCTGCGGATGACGGTATCTATATGAAGTTAAATGCCGACAGTGGTGGTAATTACAATAACCAAAATTTACAGGCAACAGATGGGACTCAAACAGCAGCAAGAAATAGCAATAACTCATCAGGGGTAGGTCTTTGGAAGGCAGATGATGAGGCGTACGAATTTAGTGGTGGTGAGTTCCTTATCGTTGATGCCTTTAATACCACTACCCATAAGAATGTAATCGGGATTGGCGGTGTCGATCACGCCCACGGACTTTGGTTAAAGTATTGCCGATGGGCTGACACCTCAGCAGTTACAAGTGTCGCTATAAGCACAAGCGCAGGGAACGACATGGCTGTTGCTTCTTATTTTGAATTATGCGTGGTTGATGAGGCTTACAACATCGACGAGGAAATTCTAACAGGCAGTTCAAGCAGTTTTGATGTAAGCGGTATTACTCAGGCAAACGGGCATCTTGTTGTCATTGGAAATTTACGCTCAGATAGAGCGAGTAATGATTCAGATTCATTAGAGATGCACTATGGAACTGGATCAGGAAGTGCAGATACTACCGCAACTAATTATGAACGAGAGCGCGGCTATGGAACTGGCACAACAACTGCTGCATCAAATGATAACGATGATGGCTTTGCTAAAACGACTGGCGCAACGGCAACAGCAAATGCGTTTAGCGCGTTTGTCCATTCCATCCCTAATTATTCAGACGGTTCAAATTTTCGCACCGCTATGAACTTATCAGGATTTCATGCCGACTCTAGCAAGTCTGATGTGTATATGGAATCAAGGACATGGCGAAATGCGGGTGGTATTGATTCTTTTACTTTGAAGCCAGAAGAAGGCAGTAATTTCATAGCAAATTCAATGCTTTCAACTTACCGGATTCCTAATGATTCTAAACTGATAGCCAGAGTTGAACTTAGTGGTACGTCAGCTAATGTTAACTTTTCAAGTATCCCGACAGACTACGATCACTTTGAAGTTATTTCGTATATGAGAGTTGATCGTTCATCTACGTCACTTTTCAGTCACAGGCTTATAAACGGTGAAGGTCTGCACACTGCTGGTGATTCTGCTGCTCAATTCATGGCAGCATTTGGAGGAGGTTTTTATAACGATGAATATTTAGATAGCACTGTCCTTATGTGGGGTAATGCTAATAACGCAGCAACTAATCACTTTGGTGTTGGCGTAATGACAGTCCTTAATTACCAGCTAACAGATCGCCATAAATGGATGATAGGTACATTCGGTGCGACGGATGCAAACAGTTCGGATGCTGGCATTGTTCTTCTTGGTAGTCGGTGGCGATCTACTGCTGTTATTAATGAGTTTGAGTATAATCCTAATAATGCTGCTTTTTCTTATATGGCGGGTACTACCGTTGAACTGCGTGGCATCAGTAGCACGATTCCAGTTGGGTCGGACGTTGATAAAGTAAATGGAATTGCGCTAGGTAGTATTGAGAAATTCAATGGCGTGACACCAGCAAACGCCGAAAAACTGAACACGGTTGATTTCTAATTATGTCGAACTATAACGCAGGAATCGATTATGATGCAGCGCGAAACTACAACGATGTTCCGACAGGTTTTGCTCGCTATTTGGTGCAGGTTGATTGGAACAACGATGGCGACTACACCGACACGCACGAAGATATATCC